CAGTTGAAAGCAGACAACGGAGTGATTAAATGAGCAAGCAGATTATTCAAGGCAAGATTGATAAAGTCTTTGTAAAGGACTTTGGTGAGGCTGACCAGTACGGTAACCAGTACGCTGTCAACATCAACATTGATGGGCAGTGGTATGGCCTTGGCAAGAAGAAGAAGCCAGTAGCTAACATTAAGCAAGGATCTGGTTGGCACCAGCTTGCAGAGGGTGACGTTATCGAGGCTGTCTGNGAGACAGTAGAGCGTGGTGGTCGTACNTACAACAACATTAAATCAAGTGATGTAACACTGAAGGAGGCTGGAAATGGAGGAAGCGGTAGTGTACGCAATGCTGGCGGTGGCTCTGGTGCTGGCGCTGCTCGTAATGCTGGTGCTGGCTTAGGTGGTGATGATCGTCAGGCTGCTATCATGCGGCAGTCAGCCATGGGCTACGCTGCACAGATTGTAGCAGCTACGCTCACTAGCAAGTCTTCACTAGATCAGGCAGCAGAGGACGTTGTTCGCATTGCTGATGACTTTTTCCTGCCCTATGCAGAGAATGGTCGCACTGCTCAGAAAGAGAAAGAGCTAGAGAACCAGCAGGAAGCTGCGTCAGTTGAAGAGGACTTTAACGACGATATTCCGTTCTGATGTGTAACAGCCCCGGTAGCTCAACCGGATAGAGCAACGGCCTTCTAAGCCGTAGGTTGCAGGTTCGAGTCCTGCCCGGGGCGCCAACTTTGATAGAGAAGATGAGTAAGACTAAGCGCAAACAACCTGAGTGGCTGAGAGAAGATGACCGTTGGATGCGTAAAGGTGCAAAGCACGAAGGCCCATCCAGAAAGAAAGGCAAACAGGACTTTATGAGGGAGATAGATGACTACTTTGATAATCGACGCTGACTCTATTGTCTATGCAGCAGCGTTTGCTTCTCAGGACTGGGCTATCTTTGATGAGGACGGTAGGCTCTGCAACGTGTACAGCCTGAAGGGTGATGCCAAGGAGGCAGCCATTCACGCAGGTGACACAGTAGAGCCGTTTCCTAAGGGTGAGTCAGAGGCTTGTTACAATACTGATTGCATGATGGAGAACATTATCAGCAATCACGAGTCCGTCACTGACGTACAAGTCTGGCTGACTGTGCCTGACCTGACAAAGAACTTTCGGTTTGCAGTGTCAGAGGATACAAAGGTAACCGCAAGAACTTTGAAAAACCTTTCCACTACAACACTGTCAGAGAGTATCTGATTGATTGCTGGGATGCTCAGATCAGCAGAGAAGGTTGGGAGGCAGACGATGAGGTAGCAGCAATAGGCTGGGAGGCTTGGAGACAAGAAGATGAGAACCTAGTAATCTGCTCTATTGATAAAGACCTAGACAATGTGCCGGGCTATCACTATCGCTGGCCTACTCACAACAAAGAGGGGCTGTCGTACTACATTGATGAGAAAGAGGCTATGCACAACTACTGGTGCCAAGTCTTGACTGGTGATACTGCTGACAACATTCCCGGTTTGTACAGGGTTGGAGCGAAACGCGCAGACTCATTGCTAAAAGGTTGCAAGACAGAAAAGGAGTATTACAACACAGCTAAAAAGCACTGGATTGTGAACTTAGAGAAGGAAGGGGTAGAGGAAGAGGAAGCGGTCGAGAGGATGCACACAACGTGCAAGTTGCTATATCTAATGAGAGGTGAAAACGATGAGGGCTGGAGGCCACCAGAATGAACTACGAGGACACACTGCTAGAGCTTATTCAGCACATAAGCACTGACTATGACACAATTGATGACATTGAAACCAAGATTTTAGAAGACCTTAAAGAAGAAATTGAAACAGTTTTATACGAGAGAGCCACTACTATTAACATTTTAGCAGACATGTGGGATGACAGTCATGGCGAGACCGAAGACTGAACCACACTACAGATCCGGCCTAGAGAGGAGAGTTTGTAACAATCTTCGNAACAGACGTATCAAATTTAGTTACGAACCCTACAAGTTAGACTACACAAAGGAGGTAAAACAAGGTTTCTGTCCTAACTGCGGCAGCAAGGTAATGCTAAAGTGCCACCAGTACACACCTGACATTGTGCTACCTAACGGTATTCATGTAGAGGTTAAGGGCAGATTCACTGGTGAGATGAGAACAAAGATGATTGCTGTTAAAAAGTGTAACCCTGATGTAGACATTAGGTTTCTCTTTCAGCGAGATGATTGGTGCACCAAGAATCACAAGATGCGGTATTCTGAGTGGTGCGAGAAAAACGGTTTTGATTATGCCATAGGCGAGGTAATACCAAGTGAGTGGATCGACTAGAAAACATTTGTTTATCCCGGACGTACACTGTAAGCCAGAGACTGACAAGACGTACCTTCGGGCAATCGGTAACTTGATTGTAGACATGCAGCCTGATGTTGTTGTTCACATTGGCGACCACTGGGACATGGCGAGCTTGTCATCCTATGAGGATAGGAGCTCTGCTTACTTCCATGATAAGACCTATGCTGATGACATTCAGGCTGGTAAAGAGGGAATGGATGAGCTGCTAGGGCCGCTAAAGAAGTACCAGAAGCGCAGGACTATCAACAAGAAAAAGGGTTACAACCCTCGACTTGTGTTCTGCCTCGGTAACCACGAGCACAGGATCAGCAGAGCTGTCCACAAAGACCCACGGCTAGAGGGTACAGTAGGCTACCACGACCTACAGCTTAAAGAGTACGGTTGGGAGGTGCACAACTTTCTAGACATTGTAGAGATTGATGGCATCCTATACAGTCACTACTTTGTAAACCCACTGTCTCTTACCAAGAACCCTTTGTCTGGCAACATTGAGAACCGATTGCAGAAGGTAGGACAGAGCTTTAGTCAAGGGCACCAGCAGGTGTATCAGCACGGCATGATCCACGATGCCTTAGGGCGACCAAAGCTAGGACTTGTCTGGGGCACTTGCTATGAACACGATGAGGACTACCTAGGGCCACAAGGCAACGCTCGGTTTGATGGTGTGATGATGAAGAACGAGGTTAAAAACGGGTTCTACTGCGGTATGCCCCTGAGCCTGAACTATCTGAAGGAGAAGTACCTATGAGTAACGAGATTGATGAGAACTTGGAGTTTGATGTAGAGTTCAATCCAGACTTTGAGGCTTTGGGCTATGAGCTGGCTGGCACTATTGAGTTCTATGAGAACCCAGAGACAGGACTAGGTGCTTACCGATCACTGTTGTTCACTACAACTATGGAAGACAATCTAGAGGCAGATCAGGACTTTACCACAGGGCAGGAGTTGGTCTTAGTTACACAGGCAATGCTGGATGAGTACCTGAACAGCGAGAAGCACTGATGGATGAGCTTAGGGAGGACTACATTGACAAGGTCATTGACTTCGCAAAACACAGTCCGGCTAAGTTTAGACACGCAGCAATCTGTTTGGACAAGAAAGGACAGATTGTTAGTTGGGCTACCAACTCTAGAAAAACTCATCCGATCCAAGCGGAATACGCTAAGCGCACAGGAAAGATAGAAAAAGTTAGTCTTCACGCTGAGATAGCTGCTCTGATAAGGGCACGAGATGACATAGAGACAGTTGTGGTGTGCAGGATTAACAAGAAGGGTGACCTTCGAAACAGCAGGCCGTGCCCTATTTGTAGGCTTGCACTAGAGGAAGCAGAAGTTAAAGAAATTTGGTTTAGTACAGACAAGGGGTTTGAGAAATTATGACAGAACAAGCAATCACAACTAAGTCCGCAGAGATTCTATCGGATATAACCACGTTTACAAAGTACGCAAAGTATGTTCCTGAGATTGGTCGTAGGGAGACTTGGGAAGAGCTTGTTGAGCGCAACATGGCTATGCACATCAACAAGTACCCTAAACTCAAGAAAGAGATTCAGGATGTATACAAGAAGTTTGTGATGACCAAGAAGGTGCTGCCTTCAATGCGGTCTTTGCAGTTTGGTGGCAAGCCGATCCAGAACTCGCCTAACCGCATCTTTAACTGCGCCTACATGCCAGTGGATGCGCCTGAGTCTTTTGCTGAGGCTATGTTCCTGCTTCTAGGTGGAACAGGCGTAGGGTACTCAGTGCAGCGGCACCATGTACGGGAACTGCCGAGCATTTCTGGGCCGTTAAAAAAGAAAAAGCGGTTCCTAGTAGGAGACAGCATTGAAGGGTGGGCAGATGCAGTCAAGTTTCTTTGTGAAGCGTACTTCTATGGCAAGCCACGTCCAGTGTTTGACTTCTCTGACATTCGGCCTAAAGGAGCAGCACTAGTCACCAGCGGTGGCAAGGCTCCCGGCCCACAGCCGCTAAAGGATTGTCTTCACAACATTGAGAAGGTGTTTGACACAGCCATTGAGGAAGGTGGTCGAGGTGTACAGCTTCGTCCTATCCAAGTACACGACATTATGTGCTACATCGCTGATGCTGTGCTTGCTGGTGGTATCCGCCGTGCTGCTTTGATCAGTCTGTTTTCTATGGACGATGAGGAGATGCTCACTGCCAAGCACGGTAGCTGGTGGGAGCATAGCCCACACAGAGGTCGAGCCAACAACTCTGCTGTTATCCTAAGACACAAAGTAAGCCGTAGAGACTTTGATAATCTGTGGGAGAAGGTAGTTGCTTCTGGATCAGGAGAGCCGGGTGTGCTGTTTAGCAATGACAAAGACTGGGGCACTAACCCTTGTGCGGAGATAGGTTTACGTCCGTACCAGTTTTGCAACCTTTGTGAGCTGAATGTGAGCAACGTAGAAAACCAGAAAGACTTGAACGAGCGGGCTAAGGCTGCATCTTTCATTGGTACACTACAGGCTGGATACACTGACTTTCACTATCTTCGTGATATTTGGCAGGAGACTACAGAGAAGGATGCTCTGATCGGTGTAGGCATGACAGGCATTGGGTCAGGTGCAGTGCTAGACCTAGACCTAGAGGAAGCTACTCAGGCTGTCCTAGAGGAGAACACTCGGGTTGCTAAGAAGCTAGGTATCAATGAGGCAGCGCGTACCACCACGATCAAGCCATCAGGCACCAGCTCGCTTGTGCTAGGCACTAGCTCCGGCATCCACGCTTGGCACAATGACTACTACATTCGTCGTATGCGTGTTGGTAAGAACGAGGCTATCTATGGCTACCTAGCAGAGAATC